CCACCAGTTGAATACCGTGCGGGCAATCATTTCCAGTTTGTCTCCAATGCCGCCGCCGATGCGGGAGTTGTCGTACTGCTGATTGAGTATCATTCCTCGAGCCGTCGTGTTGTCAGTCGGCTCTTGTGCGGTTATTCCCTGTACGCCGAAGATTGAGCGTAGATTGTCCTTGTTTGTTTCAAGCTCCTTAAAGAAACTATCGGGCACTGTTGGCGGCGGGAAGTCCATGATGGCTTCTTGTATCGGTCTACCAGCAGGGACAAGAATAGGGTGTCCTTTAGTCCAGCCCGTGGCCGCTTGTTTGGCCGTCTGTTGATTGAAGTTTTCTCCCGAAAATACGGTTGAGTTGTTTGCCCGTGAAAGGTTGAAGTCCAGCTGTTCCGTGCGTCGGGTGATCAGACGCTGGTTGGGTATGTTCTGTTCGATAAGGCCGGTAACGTCATGTGGCTGTGTCTGAAGATTGAAGACCGATAGGAACGTGTACGGCTTGATGGGATGGGCAAAATGGTTCTTGCCCTGTATCTCCTCGATGGCCTGTTTCGTTATAGCTCCTGTGGCCTCGTCTTTTTCCTCCTCCTGTCCGTCCTGTGAGTAATTGAAATGGGGGTTCTTGTGCTTATCAAGTATCGTGTCTTTCAACGTGTAAAAAGTGTATTCGTCAGTCCACCATTCCGTGTAAGTTACTTCAGTACCGAGTTTGCCGTCCACGATGAGGATAATGACATCTTTCTTTTTAGGAAACATCTCAATCAACTTCTCCGCCTTGACGGTAATCTTTTCTCCCATCCATGAGGTAAAGTCTCCATACACGTCTACATAACCCTCTGGGTCAAAGACAAAGTTCTTGGCGTCCCTGATTTCAGTCTTAATCTCTTGTAAGTCGTTATTCCAGCCGTGTTTCAATACTCCGAGAAAGTCCAATGCCCACTTGCGGGTCATCAATGACAGTTTAGACCGCAGAGCCAGTTGGTCTGCATGGTACTGCAACATGGTCTTTACATTATCCGCTATCTCATTGCCCATAGGAGAGTTATCAGACCACACTACAGGTTCGGGGTTCTTTGAGAGGGCGGCCGGTAGGAATGTCTCCATTGCCTCAAAAATGAGGTTAGCGGTGATTGCGGAGCTGTCGTCTACTCCTGCGGGGTTGCCCAGTTTCTGTTGGCCTAGATAAAAGGCTTTATTGGCCTCTTGGCGCAGTTTAATCTTCGGCTCGTAGTCGGAGTATTTCAGTTCCCACTTCTTGGCCAAACGAAATAGCTCATCATCAGACATATCAAGTGAGAGTATGTCTATCTTCTCACCTTCCACGCCTTCACCATCAAGATTTGCACCTTGACCTTTGACTTTGTTGATGCCACTCTCGATGAGATTTCTCACACCAGATATGGACAACGCAAATGGGTCGCTCTTTGAATCTACAGACATGGTTTATTTTTTAGCTTTAGCTAACGCTTCTTTTTTTGACATTTGATGTCGCCTTATTGATTTTACTGATGGTGTTATTGAATCTTCGGTGACTTTCTTGGATAAACCAAAACGACTTAAATCTGCTTTATATTTTCCAGTTTTTTTGCTGTAATATAACGGGTCTGCTCTATTTGTGTTTATTTTTTCTAATGCCATTTTATTTATTAAATTATGAGCTTAAAGCTCTGGTGTTAAGGTTAATTCCGTACGTTCCCTCTTTGGCATGGGGTTTGTTGTCCATACGTTTGGGGTTGGAATCTTCCGCTATCTTTTTAATTGTTAATGCTTTTCTTTTGGTTTGTTTTGATACCATAAAAATAGGCACACTTGCGTATGCCCGTAAGGGTTAGTCTTATATTAAGTTATCCAAATACTACCACTTTCAATCTGTCAACGCAACTGCTTGTGGATAGTATAATTCACCGCTGATAAGTTACCGTCCCTGTCTTTGTTTATTTCCACCCTGCAATTCTTCATGCTATAGAAATCAATCCTGTCCAGTTCTATGACCACATTGTAATACTTCATCATGCGAACGTATTGCTCTTGTTCCATGATAGTCATATAGATTGCTGTTGTTGGTTCAGTCATATTAAAACCATTTTTTATTATACTCATTCAAAGCGTCCCACTCCTTCATCGTTTCATTGCCCATCGTTCCCACAGGGATACTGTCGAGCAAACTGTCGCCGACTACTTGTGCCATCTGCTCTTGAAACTTCTCCAAACCTACGCGAGCATATATGGTTGCATGTACCCAATGGTCTGCTCCATTACGTTCCCACTTAAAACCTTTCTCACGATTGACGAGACCGCTATCATCATACTCCCACTCACGGTAGATGTTAAGCCAATGAGTTATGTAGTCGTGCCAGTCCGATTCAGTTCCGTTGAACGTGTGTCGCTTCTCCGTCATCTCGTCAATGAATTGTTGGATGGCCTTATTGCGATTGACTGACACCTCGCCATACTTGTCTCCTGTTCCCCATTCTACCACTTCTCCCGTGTTCTTGAGTATACGATAAAAGCACATGAATACTCTACCTGGATATTTCTGTCGTAATAGTCTGATAGGCGTAAGGTCGCCATTGGCGTCTGAAACGATGATTGATGATGGCCAACGGGCTAATAGGCCTTCCAGTTCTTTAGCAGGGTCTCTGCCTGTACTTGGGTCTGATAATTTTCCATAATAGAAATATCCTTTTTTGTTTGCCACTACGAAATGGTATGGAACACCCGTATCGACACCAATAATGGGTCTGTCCGCTTGGTCATTTGTTTTCGATTGGAGACACTGGATGATTGTTTGTGCTGACACTTTATTACCAGAACCGATATAAGGTAATCCTGCAACGAAATTGGCGAAGTATTCTGCCGTCTTGTTTTGTTTAAGTGCTTTGATGTCTTTGGCTGACTTCTGTGGGTTAATCCAAAGTGGTATCCAGTATCCTGACCATTCGCCTTTCGATGTTGCAATCCACTCGCCTGTCCTCCGTTCTTCGTCAGTGATTTCTTTCTTGCATTTCGGACACTCAAAGATTTCTTTTTCATAATTGATTGTTGATTCGTCCAATAATACTACTTCTTTGCAGGAATGCGTAACGTGCCATTTCTTCTGGTCTGATATTCTCCAGTATTTGTCTACACCGAAGTCTGGTGATGTTGGGTTGGAGAACACCCATTTGTAACCAAACTTGGAATGTTGTAATCGACTATCATACGTTTCCAATATATTCTGTGGTGCTTTGTCGTATTCGTCAGCAACGAGCATGTCCAGTGAGAGCATGATAGCACTGCGTTCCGTCTGCGCTCCAAGGTAATGGATAAAGGATTCACCTACCTGTTTCTGGGTCACGCTATCCTTGTCTTTCATCCAATCGAGAAGCACAGGATTCTGTGTAGCCATCGGATTGACCTTTGAACCAACAAACTTCTGCACCATCTCGACAGTCGGAAGTATGTAGCCCACATTAAGTTTTCTGTTCTTCGCCATCCACAACGTCTTGAGAATGGCCATCTGCGAGAAGCCTATCTGTCCCGCTTTGATACTGCAAAGATACTTTGAGTTATCACGGTAAATGTCGTACAGGTAACGGTGGGTGTGAAACTCCAATGGTTCACCCGTTTCAGTCCTTATTCCGTTATTGACGATGAAGGCAATGATTGAGATTTGTTCGAGGAGCATATCATAGTTTCTTCTTTAACTTTTCTTCATATTCTTTTGCTAAGGCTAGTGATTCAGGACTGACTACGTTTACTACGGTTTTATTTTCGGTTTTCTCTGGGGCGTATGTTCCCTTCAGTTTATATGCACTATCAAGATATTTATGACGCACTGCGTAATCAGGTTCTTCGCTAACTTCTTCTATTTCCCCACTTTCATTATTGTTCTTAAATACCTTTTTACTTGCTTGTAGGCCTTCATTATGAACTTCAACTAATAGTCTATCTGGTATTTGTTCAGCTATTGACTTTATAGCTTTCTGTATCTTAGCTTTTCTTAACCCCTTACTAGCTATAACTGCGGCAGAATTATCGTCTTTTACATCATAGTTATTACTAGCCGCAAGAGTACCATTCCCTGTTTTTACATAGTCTTGTACAAAGCCTTTTTCTTTTTTAGTTAGGCTGTTGCTCATTAGATTTCTTCATCATATCAAACCCTTTCTTTAATTCATAGGCGCACTTCATGCAGTACATTGACTTTGATTTCATGGTTGTCTTTTGGTAGGGCATGTTGAAAGTCCAGTATCTTATGAATAGGCTTCGTTTATGACACTTGTCGCATTTGCTAAATAATTTCATTTTTTTATATTGAGAGGTTTACGCGGTTTTCCTTCGATACATGGAATACAAATAGGGGCGTTTTTCTTTCCATAATGCAATTGTAAATCTGCAAAAGACTTTTTCATTTTCCTATGGCATTGAGTACAATCAACAGTTTCCATTTTAGGGGCACAATGATGTTCTCTTTGCCAATGTAATTTTGATCTTTGTCCATGTTGTTTTCTTAATTCCCTGTCAAACAGTTCATGTTTAATAACATTATGAACTGAATATATTCTATTGTGAGATCCTATACTCATTGTCGTCTTTGTTGCATTTGTCGGGCTAGTTCCTTGTAATATTCTGGTACTACCAGTGCTCCTTTCGTAGTTAAGATTATACCAGAAAGTGATACTGCTGTCGTTAAAGCGGATTTAATTACAATCCAAGGGTCAAGAACGGTGTTTAAGAATGTTTCGTTTATCTCAATAAGTTTTCCACCATTGTTTTCTACCAAACATTTTGATGGTGCTTCAAGCGCGGCTTTCAAAATATCGCTAGATGTAGCTCGTATTCCATGACCAAATGCCAATCCTGAACCTTGCACTACTCCGTCTTTCAAGGCCAAGCGTGAAGCATTGGAAGCGTCAATGGTCTTCTTTATCTTCCATGATAGCTCACTTTCGGAGTTTGCTCCTACTTTAAGTATTGCCACTTTAGTGTTGAGCCAACCTAAGCGTGGCCGGTATTCCTCTTTCTTTTCTTCAGTGATAGCCTTTTCTATTGCTACAATGTGGGCTGAAATATCTTTCGTACCATTCAGACGTGATTCGTCTTTCTCCGCTTTCCATGTCTTCACAGACCCTAGCCATTCTTCCTTGAAACCCTCAAATGTTGCGCCTAACGATGAGTCAATGGCAATGGCACCCGTCATTTCCTCGAGGTCTTCAAAAAGCCAATCCTTGAACATGACAGGACTTTTAATGACAAGGGTTTTGATAACGTCTTCACCATTCAAAGCGGCGATGTTGGTTTTAGCAAGAGACGCAAGGACATTCTGTTCTATCTCATCGCAGTAAAGTACAACCTCTCTTGTCTTTAACTTCTTATATACGCTTTCTATTTGCCTCTTGGACGCGATTTTATCCCTCACAATTAGGACTTTAGCGTCTTCGACGATTGAAACGCTCTGGTAAGGGACTATGTCGAGTATCTTCCTAGCTCCGTGAAGCCGAGTACCGTCCACCACTTCATAGAATGTTTGGGGTACGTTCGATGATTCAACTTCAATGATGCCTTCCCTGCCGATTTGAGGGTAGATTTCACCGATAAGATTGCCGATTTCTTCGGATTCGGAAGCTATCTTGGCAATATTCCCTATCTCGTCAATGGGTATTTCCTTTTTCTGTTTGTCTATCTCCGCAATGATTTTAGGAAGTTCGGCGTCGAGTTCTCGCTTGAGTTCAAGAGGTTTTTTGTTTGATTTTATTCCCTCGGTAAGTATCGCATTTACCAATAGACAAGTAGTCTTTCGTCCATCGCCACACTCGCGTTCCTGTTTATCACAAGCCTCCTTGAGCATGTTCGCTCCCATCTGTTCAACAGGGTCTTCGAGGTAAATCATGTCGGTAATCTTCTTACCGTCGTTGTATACGGAATGTCCTGGATAGAACTCTACTTCCATAGCCACATTGCCACCTGCGGGTCCGTATGTAGGCTTAATAACTTCTGCCACTTTCTTAATGCCGGAAATAAGTCTATCGCGCGATGTAGCGTATGTGTGTAAATTATCTTTTGTCATATTCTATGTAAAACTCTGGGAAATTATGATTAAGTATAGCTCGTAAATGATAGGAAAGGAAGCGTTCGTTTGGGTCTCGACTGCGGAAAAACTCCGCTTGTCCACACCTTGTACACACGTCCTCTACTCCGTCTTCAAAGTATCTGTTGACTTGGAAGTCGTGAAGCCAGAGGCCGCTCGGACATTTACTGTTTTGCCACAGAGGGTTCATGTTTGATAATTCCGAGGATAAACTCTGGTGAAACTCTAACCACATAATGTTTCTTTCCCTCGTGTTCGACCAGTTCAAAGAACCCATGAGGACGGAAGAAGACTATGCTACCGATAGTTAATTTCCACCAAAATTTTTGCCACCAACTGCTAAAGTTAATAACAATGGCTTTTTCAGTCCACTTTTTTTCATCTGACACTAATACTCCCGTAGCATCAATAGGCGAAACTTCAATATATCCTCTGAATGGAATAAAATTATCATTCATAATGAAATGTCTTTCAATTCGTCTTCAAGGCTGACTGATACAGCCATTTGACTTTTACCCAGTAATTTTTCGACCTTTTCTTGCACTTTTGTTTGAACCTTTTTTTGGTACAAAAGCACGTTAAGCAATGAGATAAGTATACCAGTTATTAAACCTAAAAGGAAGTTAATCATTTGAGTATATCACCATTTTTTACATCTCCAACCGTGTCCCCAATAGGGCTCTTAACTCCGCCTCGTGCTTTGTCTATCGGCACGACGATGCCAATGATGTTAAAGCCTCTCTCTCCCGATGGGGCTAATTGCGGAGCGGCGAATAACTCCACATCGTACTTCTTTACCAATTCTTGGTATTCTTTTAAAAACTTGTTTATCTTTTTTTTTGATTCTTCCTCTTCGTAATTTGCCATGATAATTTTTATTATTAAATCTGACCTTTCTTCTCCATACCATGGGGTTTTACTTCAATGATAAGGCTCGACCCAGAAGTTTCCTAGCGTCGAAACGTTGGAAAAGAAAAATCATTTTAATCACAGTCTCTTTGCTAGAGCCGCACGGCGCACCTGCTGAAGCATGAAGTGGAGGCCGTACGCTCTGGCGGAGTGGGCGATGTGTAACGCCGCAAATATAGTATGAAATTCCCCTTGATTGCCTGCGATGGATTGTGAGTCGAACGAATGTGCTGGCTTCAGCAAAGAAACTACGATTTGTCAATAATCACACGGTGAGCCCCCAACAGGAAATTCACTAACTGTCAGAGGCATATGCTGACATTCCTATATTTCTATAGGAGGCTCGCCGTACGATGTTGTAAATCAGACTGGGTAAAGTATAGCACAATGGGATATGAACACAATGTACAGAGTTATCCACATTCTTGCCGTTTTTAGGCACTTGTACATATTTTACATATCCTATATAATATATCAATCATGGAAAATAAAAAACAACGGCCGATTTCCCTCATAAGATTGTATAAAATTGCAAGCATTTATACGCAAAATCTTGTGCCAGAAATCGAGCCTCAATGGAAGACGATTGCTGATTTTTTGAAATATGTCAGTGAACACAAAAATGACGAATTATAAAATCTTATGGCAAAACAACGATATGTAAATACGAAGTTTTGGAACGATGCTTTTATCAGCCATCTCGACCCATTAGAGCGATATTTGTTTTTATACTTTCTCACAAACGAACATACGAACATAGCAGGAATATACGAATTACCATTACGAACAATGGCTTTTGAAACAGGTATTGAAAGTGAAATGCTTATTAAAATGATCGGAAAGATGAAGGAAAAAATAATATACACCGAAGAATGGGTATGTATAAAAAACTTCATTAAACATCAATCTACGACAAGTGTAAAAGTACAGCAAGGAATAAGCTTAGAATTGAAAAATGTACCCCCTCACATCATAGATGTATTGATAGGGTATGGATACCATATACATAGGTCTAATGAGGGTATCATATATTCTAATTCTAATTCTAATTCTAATACTAATACTAACTCTAATACGAATACAGTGGCTAAAGCCAAAAAAAGGAGTTTTAATCCTTTAGGAGAACAAATAATAAAAGCATTTGAGGGAATAGACCCTAAAAACAAAACCTATTATGGAAATATCACTCAAAGGTCTGCATGTGATTTTCTTATCGAGGAATATACCATCGAAAAAGTACTTGAACTTGTGCCGCATTTACCAGAAATTAACCAACAGAAATTGTACATTGGACAAATTACTACCCCCTATGAGCTTAAACTTAACTGGGTTAAATTAGCTAATTCCTATTACAAATTAAAAAAACAAGAAACAAAAATTATATGACATTAAAAGTAAAAATAATCACAGGCTTCCGCGAAGACCAGAAATACACCATTGAGGGAGAAGAAGCTCATAAGGCATATCGTTTGTTTTATCACCCCGAAGAACGGACAGTTTTCAATAATGGTGTAGCTGTCATCGGTAGCTCAATTCGGGGGATCGAACCAGACTATCAATCTACAATGGGCTGGAACGCAACCCATGAACTTGATAGCGATGACTGGAATGAAATAAGGGCTAAAAAAATAGATACCAAAATCCGAGATTTACTATCCCTTGCAAAGTTAGTAGCTCAAGAAGAACCCGTAGAAAAAATGTCTTTACCGTTATCAGAAATAAGGCCAATGATAGAAAAGAAAGATGACGAACGCGGCGGTATGAAATCAATCGGCGATATTTTACCAAAACCCTAGTTCATAATGAAGAAGAAATGAACCAAGCTCAACTTTATAAAGGAAAATTCGAGGAAAAAAATATCGTATTTACCCGTGTATGGGCTATGCCGTCCGCATGGACATTCACCATACACCCCATCAAAGTTTTACTCGATAAATATGTCGGCGATGGACGTAACTGGGCAGACCCCTTTGCCGGAGAAAATAGTCCTGCTGAATATACTAATGACCATAATCCTGCACGGAAAGCAAAATATCACATGGAAGCAAGGGACTTCTGCAAAGCGTTGGGCGGAGAATTAGACGGCGTTCTTTATGACCCTCCATATTCATTTACGCAAGTGAAAGAGCATTATCAAATTGTCGGACAAAAGCCTACCAAAGAAATGACCGACATGCGTTTCTATGAAATACCTAAAAGCATTCTATGTGAAAAAGTAAAAAAGGGCGGTTATGTTATTTCATGCGGTTGGAATACAAATGGTTTCGGAAAAAAACGCGGCTTTGAAATTATAGAAATCATGTGTATCGCTCATGGCGGCAGTAAGAATGACACGATTGTAACGGTAGAAATCAAGAAGTGAATAAACCCCACCTCCCATACCACGCCTATACTAAGCCATATAATCAATGTCGAATAAAAGAAATGGAGTTTATCCCCAACTGAACTTGTATACCTGTTGACAGCCAGCTTGTAAGGGTATATACTCTTACCAGATGAGTTCAGTGATAAGGCGAAATTCACGAGGTTCTCTGACAACTGCGGATGAGCAGAAAGTGCTCTCTTAAAAAGAAGCTCTGGTTAAAGCCTAAAATTAAAAACGGGGAGGTGAGAACAAATACACAAAGTCTCATAATTGTCTCTGGATTATTCCTTAGGACAATCCGGCCAACGAGATAGAAGGGTTGGCAAAGCTACACACGCTGTAGCCACGAGGACAGAGAGAAAGTGTCTTCTAGACCGTTTGTAATCATGGATTTTTCCACGGAAACCTGTTTGTTGCTGAAAGGCAATTGCCGACGGACGGCGGACAGGTTGGTACATCCACTGTCTACCGAGGATGAGCTGTTTACTTCTTTATCTGAAGGCTCACATGCAAGGTGAAAATCCTTGCCCGCAGTTTTCAGGGAGCCTATGGCTCTCACCATAACGTCTGGCTGGTTACGACTGGCATCAACGTGCGGCAGGGCGATTGGAACTCTGGTTCCTCGCCTTTCATTGAACTCATCGGAGTATTATCAATAAACTAAATTCACATGAGAATACAAATCAAAGTAGTGTTGGAAGCGAAAGACGAGATGGACGTTGAAGCCATGAGGCCGGACTATGTGTGCATAGGAAACACATGGGACGATGCCATAGCGTGCATTGGCCGTCTTCAACGAAAGGTCGAACGACGCTTGGTCGATGCCACGATGGACGACAACAGTGATGTAGAGGCAGACCCGATAGAAATCGTTAAAGAAAATGACTAACATGGACAACTGGGAAATAAAATCGAGCATAGAGAAAGATTTTCGGCGTAGAACATTTCAAAAGAAAATGGAAAAGGTCTATCACTGGTTCTGGCTCTCAATGATAACGATAGGCATAACCGTTGTCGTCTGGTCGCTCATCATGGACTTACTATATCCCCGCCAAGCGTTACCCCAAGTACAGGCGATGACATGGCGGCAGGAACAGGCACAGTACTGGAACACGTTGGCCATGATGAAAGCGGAGGCAAGTACGACTAATAAATAAAAAATATGACAAAAGATTCATGGACATTGGCGAACGTATGGAACACTTCGATTGAAAATCGAGAGGAACGAATCATTTCTTCACGAGACCACCTTTGGGCTTCGGAACTAGGACGACAAGACGCTGACCTGTATTTGAAACTGATGGGTGAGACGCCGACGAATCCGCCGAATAATCGTTCACTACGGAAATTCGAGGCAGGAAACATTTGGGAATGGATTATAAAACTCATTCTCATGCGCGCGGGAGTATATCAGGAAACACAAAAGCGCGTCGAGTTTAGAAAAGACGGATGGTTACCCGTCACGGGTAAGTTGGACTACATTGCGGGCGGAAAACCGAATTATGACGAAGCGATTAAAAGCATTGACGCCCTCGCATTACCCGATATATTCAAACGTGCTTCCGAGGGAGCGATAGAATACTTCAAGAAAAACTACCCCGACGGACTTTCAGAAAAGATACTCGAAATAAAATCCATATCATCGTTTGCCTTTGAAAAGATAGAATTTACGGGAAAAGCCCTCGGAGGCCACGATTTGCAGACCTTCCACTATGCTAGGAACCTCGCCAAACCCGCTACAATCGTCTACATAAGCCGTGACGATGCAAGGATGATAGAAGTACCGATAATGCCCGATGACGAGGCTATAAACGCACGGTACGAGGCGAAGATAGCTACCTTAAGCGGATATTACCACAAAAAAGAAATGCCGCCGATTGAGCCTCCGATACTCTTTGACTATGACCTGTCGAGATTTCAGAAAAACTTCAACGCCGAATACTCGCCGTTTCTTACCAAGTTTTACAACGTCAAAGACCCCGAAGAATTTGACGAGATGTGGGGAACAAAAGTCAGCGCGTTCAACCGCGTAGTCACAAGGGTTAAAGACGGCAAGAAACTGACTGACAGTAACACAGCATACCTCGATGAAATGTCTAAATTGGGATACAACATATTAAAAATAATGAATAAATAATATGACTAGAATATCAAAAGAACTTATGGAAAAGGCGGGTATTATGCCGAAATTACGCCTCGGCTCAAAACAGCCTGGAGGCGGCGTCAAACCGACGGGACAGCACCGCGTTAAAATCCTCGAAGATAAAATTATCAGAAAGTCAGACCCATCGACAGGAAAGGAAATCGAATGGGTACGTTATATTGTCGAGGAAAATGGAACGCAGAAATACTATGATACGAGACTTAAAGACAAGGATGGAAAATTGCAGTATCTTGTACAAAATCTTTCCGAAATTAAAGAAGGCGATGAAGTGATATTTGAGATGAGGAAACAAGGGATAAAGAACTACATTGAGGTTACACCGGTCGGTCACTCTGCTACGGTCGAGGCTGATGAAGAAGATGACGAGGATGTAATACCATTTCAAGGATAGCCCCCAAACGCTCAAAACTGCGATTTAAGGCACATTAACCATAACAAACGATAAATCCCCTACTCAACATGAAAAAGACTATCTACGAGAAGGTGTTTGAACTGTTGGAAAGCCACAAGGACGGACTGTGGGGCGGCGAAATTGAACGGAAGATACCGCTTCATAAAGGCTGTACGGTGGCCAGGAGACTTCGGGAACTTTCGGAAGGCAAAAGTATTATCTGTGAAAAGCGGCAGGTCAATGGAAAGGGAGCTTGGTGCACTTATTATTACGCGAAATGATTATTCAACGAGTAGAAATTATGGGTATGGCCTTAACGGTGATGAAACATAAGTCATGCCATGCGGAGTTTGGCGAGGG